TTTCGCGGGCGCCCGGTCATGGTGCTGGGTCACGAAAAAGGCCACGACACCGCCAGCAGGATCAAGCACAACTTCGGCGCCGCGCGTCCGGAAGGGTACCGCAAGTCCGTTCGCCTGATGGACCTGGCCGAACAATTCGGCCTGCCGGTGCTGTCGTTCGTCGACACCGGCGGCGCCTATCCGGGCGTCGGCGGGGAGGAGCGAGGCGTCGCCGAGGCGATCGCCCGCGCCACCGAGCGTTGCCTCGCCCTGGGCGTGCCGATGATCGCCACGATCACCGGCGAGGCGATGAGCGGCGGGGCGATCGGCATCGCCGCGGCCAACCGCGTCCTCATGCTCGAGCACGCGATCTATGCCGTGATATCGCCGGAGGGGTGCGCCTCGATCCTGCTGCGCGACCGCGCCCTGGCCCAGGGCGCCGCCAAGGCGATGAAGATCACGGCCGAGGATCTGGTCGCGCTTCGGATCGTCGACAGGATCATCGCCGAGCCGATCGGCGGGGCGCACGCCGACCCCGCATTGGCGATCAGCCGGGTGGGCGATGTCCTGGACTCCGAGCTGCGCGAGCTGGCGCCGATGTCGCCGGCGGCGCTGCGCCGCCAGCGGGAGGACCGGTTCACCGCCATCGGACGGCTGTGACGGCCGCCGTCGCCCGGAGCGGTCGGCGCGCGGGGCGACGACGGTATCCCGCGCCGCGCAAGCTCTACTTCTGGCCCGGCTCTCGAACCGTGCTCGGACGATGACTCCAGACAAGCGCTCCGCTGCATCGGCCCCGCCTGGAACAGGTCGCGTTTTCGTCTAACAACTGCCGCAGTGGGGGTGGGCAACCCAGGCGTCGCGACATTTTGTCGCCGGAACTATCGCGGCGAGAATTGGCGAAACCTGGTCGTTAGCCGTCGTCGTACTTTCAAATACGGTTCAGCGCGTCATTCTGTCGCGGCCATTCCGTGCCGCTCAATATTGGCCGGTACATGCGAAAGTCGAACTCGGCAGTCCCAAACACATAGATATTTCCGTTGCTTTGGGCGGCCGCGTCGTCGCGGCGCGCTCTTGACTCAAGACGGGGAATACCGGCGTTAACGATTTGTCAGGGTTTACAAGTAGTTAAAATTGATGTCTGTCCATGGTGTGGCGGCCTGAGGCTTCACTTCACCTCGCCCAAACGCGCTCGCTGGGAGCGCGGCGGGGCGTCTCCGCCAGTGAAGGGAAAGACATGAGTAAGATTTATGTTTTCGTGGCCGAAGAGTCGGGCGCTTCAGCGGCCGAATACGCCTTGGTCCTGGCGTTCGTCGTCGCGGTTATCGTTGCCGGTCTCGCGCTGCTTGGCAATCAGATCAACGCGACAATTCGGGGCCACAGGTGATATCGCGATTTCGTGAGGACCGAGAACCCTGACGGCGCCGAGGGCGGCGACCGACACCAAAAAGAACAAGTGTACGAGGCCGACAGGGAAGTCGATGGCACCCAATGATGTCGCCCGCTGGGCCGTTGCGGCGGCCTTCACCGGTGTCCTGTTTTGGGCGGCGGACAGCGATGTCCGCCATCGAAAGATCCCCAACCGGTCGGTGTTGGCGATCCTGGCCCTCTTCATCCCGTGGGCGGTGCTTCACTGGGGCTATTGGGACGCGTGGGCGCTGGCGGCTGGGGCGCTGGCGCTAACGATCGGAGTTGGCCTCTATGCGCTGCGCATGGTCGGCGCTGGCGACGCCAAGCTTTTCGCCGCCGTCGCTCTGTTCGCGGGCCTGGGTCACCTGCTGGCGCTGGGCATGGCGACGGCGCTGGCCGGCGGCGCCGTTGCGATCGTCAGCCTGGTTGCCCGACCGCACCGCGCGATGACCATGATCATCCTGCAAGGCAAGGGCGACTTCGGCCGCGGCATTCCCTACGGCGTCGCTATCGCCATGGCCGGCGCCGCTGTGGTCTGGGTAACCCTGCTCGAGCTGCCGATGCCGCTTTCAGGCGCCCCTCTTTGACAAATACCGGGGGCCAACGGCTTCGCTGGGGTAGCAGCCCGGACGATCAATGGACGCAAAGGACTCCATCGACGGCGTGCCATTCGCGGGGTCGGATGAGGCGCTGATGAGCCACTCTCACCGAATGCAAGGCGCCTTCGAGCTGGCGCTGCCAGTGATCGAGAAACGCAAGCAGGGCCGGGAAAGCGGGCGCCAGGTCGTAGTCCTGCCAGACAAACAGTTGCAGGAGCGCCGGATAGTCGGGCAGCCGGTAATGGATTTCAGCCGTCGTCAATCCATAACCTTCCATCTGCAGCCGGAAGTCACGGCTCACCATGACGCACCTCCCTCCTCTGGAGTGACTGGTCGCCAGCGCGCAAATGGGGTTCGGTCGATTGGCTCGTCGGCCGATCGCAAGTCCGCGGCGAGCCGCGCCGTCTCAAACGATCCTGACCTGGTCGCGCACGCGCCCATGGGCAGGATCTAAGACCGTATTGGTTATGATCCGTTTACCAACTGAAGGTTGTCGGCCGCGAGCAACGCCTGGCGGGTTCGCTCGCCCGTCGCGCCTGAAAATGGGGTAGGTGAGAAACCATCTCATCAGATCGACAGGGCGGCTGTTTTCTTCGGCCAAGCGAACGGCGACGGGCCGAAAATAATGATGGGGTCGGTCGACGCACCGGGGCGATTAGGTATCGTCAGGTGGTTTCGTCGCCACGAACACAAGTATGAATCCCGCCAGCATCATGAAGCTGCCGATGAACATGCAGACGACCTTATTTGCGAGGGTGTCTCCGTGGGGCGGGATGAACGCTCCCGCCCATACGACGATCTGACCGGAAACGAAGATCAGGATCGCCCGGGTGCGCGCGGTTTGGTCCATGGCCATCCCTTTAGGCCTCGATGCGGACGGAAACGCAGCCGATCATCGATAGGCATTGAAGGAGGAAAGCGGCTTAGCGCAAGGGTCTATTCCTCACCTAGGGAGCACAAAAAAGCGCGCCTTTGACCCAGCCGTCGCCGCGGTCCTCGCGTTCACCACGATGGCCGAGGGGAAGCCCTGCAAGGAATTTGTAAGTTGCTCGGCGTTAGCACGGGCATCCGGCGCGAAAAAACGATCGACTCCGACAGGAAGGCCAAAGCATGCGCGACGAAGACGGGTGAAGCCCCCAAGACCGCGCAGGCCGTCGCCCTCGGCGCGGTGCAAGGACGCGAGCGGCGAGTTCACAAATGCCCCGCCGCCGTTGCCGCCGCAGCGTCGAAAACCGCGAAATCAGCCGCCAAGACGGCCTCGAGTGCTGCGAAGGAGTCGGCGAACACGGCCTCCGCGGTGACCGCTGTGGGGACGAACCGGAAGACCAAGTTTTCCAGCGGCGGGAGCACGATCGGCAGCTCCCATCGCCAGCGGACCCCGCGGTCGGGCAGCGAAGATCGCCCTTGACAGCCGGTCGAAAATGTGTTGCAATATGAAAACTGACGAAGCGTGACTGGGCGGCGCGTCGAATGTCGCGTGTCGTAAAGTCCTACTCTTCAAAATCGGTGAGTGCCGGCGCGTCCGTCTGCCTCGTCGCGTTGGCGGGGGCCCGGCCTCATGGCGAAGTCAAAACGCGCCGCCCCTCCCTGGGCGTCCGACAGCACACCGGCGGTGTTGGCGTCCATCGCCAAGCCCGCCCTTACCGCGCCGCTCCCCGCCACCGACAACACCACCGACCAAACGCAATCGGCCGATCTCGCGACGATGAAGCGGTATTTCATGGAGGCGCGGGACCTTACCGCGGTGGCGCGGACCGAGTCCCTGGCGGCGATCGACTACTACGACACCGACCAGTACACGCCCGAGGAGTTGGAGGAGCTAGCCAAGCGCCACCAGCCGCCGATCGTGATCAACCGGCTGAAGCTTGCGATCAACGGAATCATCGGGATCACCGAGAAGGGCCGCTCAGATCCCCGCGCCTGGCCGCGCAACCCCGGCGAGACCGACCAGGCCGACGCCGCCACCGACGTGCTCCGCTACGTCGCCGACTTCAACAAGTTCAAGCGCCTGAAACAGGACTGCTTCCTCGACATGCTGGTGCCAGGGACAATGGCGGCCCTGGTGGGAGTCGACGACGACCGGCAGGTCACAGTCACCCAGATCCGCTGGGAGGAGTTCTTCGCCGACCCCAGGTCCAGGCGCAAGGACTGGAAGGACGCGCGGTTCCTCGGCATCGCCAAGTGGATGTATGCCGACGACGCGATCGCGCTCTATCCCGACAAGCGCGAGGCGATTCAAGCGACGGTCGACAACGGCATCGGTGGCGGCATGGCGCCGGACGCGTCCTATCAGGACCGGCCGATCTTCGCTCCGGGCACGGCTGGGGCCTGGGTCGATAAGCGCCAGCGGCGGCTGATGGTGATCGAGATCTACTGGCGCGACGGCGGGACATGGAAGCGCTGTGTCTTCACCGGCTCGGATATCCTGGAGCAGCGCCCGAGCCCCTACCAGGACCACAAGGGCCGGCCCGATTGCCCGATCGAGGCGATGAGCCTCTACGTCAAGCGCGACAACAGCCGCTATGGCGCGGCGCGCGACATGATGCCGATCCAGGACGAGATCAACAAGCGCCGGTCCAAGAGCCTGCACGCGATCATGGTCAGCCGGATCGAGGTCGGCGATCCTAGCGCCATCAATGTCGACGCCGACGTAGCGCGCGCCGAAGCCGCTCGGCCAGACGGCGTGATCCCGTTCGGCTGGAAGATGAGTCCAAACCAAGCCGAGTTCCAGGGCAACCTCGAGCTCCTGCAAGAGGCCAAGGCCGAAATGGAGCGGATGGCGCCCAACCCGGCCATGCTCGGGCGTGACGGCCAGGACGCGTCGGGCCGGGCGCTGATGGCCCGCCAGCAGTCGGGCCTAGTCGAGCTGGCCAACGTCTATGGCGCGTTGGAGGATTGGGAGCTGCGTATCTACCGCCAGTGCTGGGGCCGGGTGAAGCAGTTCTGGACCGCGCCGCAGTTCATCCGCGTCACCGACGACGAGGACAACCCCAAGTTCGTCGGTCTGAACCAGCCCGTCATGGGCGAGCCGACCGTGGGCGTGCATCCAGAGACTGGCCAGCCGCAGCTCCAGCGCAATGTGCTCGGTTACCGCAATCCGGTAGCGGAGATGGACGTAGATATCGAGATCGACACCCAGCAGGACGTGGGCTCGCTCCAGGCCGAGGCGTTCCAGGACTTGCTCGAGCTGGTTAAGATCAGCCCGGTCTACCAGCAGCAGGTGAGCGTCGCCGACCTCATCCAGCTGTCGCCGATCCAGCACAAGCGCGCCGTGCTCGACGTAATCAAGCAGAACGCCGCCGAGCAGGACCAGGTGAACCAGCAGGCCACGGCGCTGAAACTGGCGCACGGAGCGGCCCTGGTCGAGGAGACCCACGCTAAGGCCGGCATGCATCAGGCGGGCGCCTTCGCCAAGAGCCTAGACTCGCTGAGCTACGCCCATTCCGCCCACGCGGACAACGCCACGAAGGGGCTGGAGGCGGGCATCCAGCACGCTCAGGGCGAGCAGGCGCAACAAGCCACCGCCTTGCAACAGGCCGACATCGCCGCGCAACAGCAAGCGCAGCAATAGCCGCCGCCGGGCAGCAGCCGCAAGGCCGATAAGGGCGCTCTACCGCAATTCGCCGCCGCCGGGCTTCTTCGGGCGTTCTACCGAACCAAGGCCGCCGCCGGGCTCTTCGGGCGTATCGGAGCCGCCATCCGTGGTTGGGCGAGGGTAATCAATGGACGAGAACACCGACCCGCTGGGCTTCCTGGCCAAGTCACCGATCGTAGTCGAAGGCTTGGAAGCCGCTCCAGCACCCCCGGAGCCGCAAGCGGCGCCAGAGGGCGCTCCCGAGCCGGAACCAGCCGCCCAGGGCCGCCCGCGCGGCGAGGATGGCAATTTCCTGCCGACTACGGCCGAAGCGTCTCCGGCGCAAGCACGGGCCGCGCCTGCCACCGAACCCGCGCCTACCGTCGCCGAGCCGGAGCGTGTCCCGGTCGCGGCGCTTCGGGAGGTGCGGGAAAAGCGTCAGGCGGCTGAACGTGAACGCGACGCCCTGCGGGCCGAGAATGAGGCCTTGAAGGCGGCAGCGGCTCAACGCCAAGCTCCGCAGGAACCTCAGCGACCGCAGCAGCCGTTGCCTCTGCCGACCGCGCTAGAGCAACTTCAGGTTGATCAATACCGGGAGCGGTTCAAGAATTCGCGGTGGCGAGCCGAGCAGCAGTATGGGAGGGAAGCGATTGAAGAGGCCTACAGGTGGGCCTTCGATAAATGCGACCACCAAAGCCCGAACTTCGATCAGGCGTTCAACGAGCGCCTCAAATCGTCCGAAGACCCCTACGAGGACGTTCACCAGGCTTTTGACCGCGAGAAAGTGCTCGCGGCCGTCAGCCCAGCCGACCTCGGCGAGTTTCAGTCCTGGAGGGCCCTGAAAGCCCAAGTCCAGGCCGCCCAGCCAGCTTCACCCCCGCAAACCGCGGCGCAGCCCCTGCCTCGCTCGCTCGCGACCGCCCCCGGCAACGGCGGCGCCGGCGTCGCCCATGTTCCAGTGGGCGAGGGCGAGGCGTTCAGCGCCGCCTTCGGCAGGTAATCCGGCCTCCGCGCTGCCCTGCCTCAAAGAAAAAGGACTAGCCAGCCATGGCCGAAACCACTCTCGCCACCGCCCTGGAACGCCAGGTTTGGGTGACGACCTACTTCCAGGAGTATGTCCGGCAAAGCCGTTTCATGCCCTACATGACCAACGCCGACATCAACAAGGGCGGCATCATCCTCACCAAGTTCCAGCGCGAGGACGAGGCTTTCCGCACCATCAATATCCCCTTCATCGGTCGGCTGAAGAGCCCGACCGGCGTAACGGGGGCGCAGGTGCTGGACGGCCGCGAGGAGGAGCTGACCAACTACAACTGCCCGATCACCATCGATTGGCGCAGGAACGGCGTGCGGCTCCCGAAATCGACCACCTTCCGTACCGAGATCAACCTCTGGAACGCGGCTAAGGACGCGCTGCAAGTGTGGGAGAGCGAGAAGCTGCGCGACGACATCATCCGAGCCATGGCTTCGATGGTGA